AAGATAAAGTTGACGGAGCAGGCACCGGCACAGCATCTGGCACACTAAAAGCCAATGCAGAGAAAGTTCAGCTAGTAACTAGCCAGCGTGAACTTGTAAACTTATTTGGCGTACCAAAGTTCTACACAGACAACAGTGGTACAGCATTACAGGGTTACGAACTAAACGAATACGGTCTATTGGCAGCTTATAGCTTCCTAGGCGTAGCAAGTTCAGCATACGTTATCCGTGCAGACTTAGACCTAAATGAATTAACAGGCAGCGGCACAGCCCCAACTGGCGCCTTAGCTACTGGTTCTTATTGGTTAGACACAGCTTCAACAAGCTGGGGTATCTTAGAGTGGAACGAAGCTAATCAGGCCTTCCGTTCAATTGCTCCTAAGATTATCGACGATGAAAACAACATCGATGCAGGCGCACCAAAGAGCAGTTTCGGTATCATCGGTAACTATGCAATCACAGCAACTACAACAACATTGAAGTGCTGGTACAAAAATGCAGACAACGCATGGGTACAACTAGGTTCCAACGATTGGAAGCAAAGCTGGGCAACAGTAACTACATCAGCAGTTAGTGGTACACTAACAACTGGTAGCTTTATTATCAATGGCCAGACAATTACAGTTGGCGCTGGTGCAACAATCAGCACACTAGCTTCAAGCATTAATGCTAACGTTACACTATCTGCTAACATGACAGCCAGTGTTACAAACAATGCATTAAGCCTAGTCAGCACAGTTGACGTAGCAATCGGTTCTGGTTCGACAGACGGTCTAGTTGCACAACTAGGCTTAACAGAAAAAACTTACTATGCACCTAAGCTACACCAAGCCAAGCACACAGTAAGCCCAGGCTTTAAGACAGGTAGCGACGAGCCTCGTCCTACAGGTTCTGTATGGTTCAAGACATCTACTCCGAACAGCGGCTTCAACTTAAAAGTTAAGAAGATCAACAGTGCTGAAGAATGGAAAGAAATTGCTTGTGCAGCCTATGACGACAACGCATCAGCAGTTGCCGCACTAGCCAGCGATGGTGAAGACCCAAGTACTATTGCTATTGGCACACTATTCTTCCAATACAATGCGGCTGGTGACAACACATGGCAAGCTACAGTTTATGAATTCATGGGCGATGTTCCACTACAACTAGATGGTACAGTTTCTAACCCAACGTTCACAAACGGTGAACAGTTTGACATTTACCTACCACAAACAAACACAACTTACACAGCTACACTAGGTGGTACAAATGCTGATGCATTCATGGCAGCTTTCAGTGCCGCAGGTGTTCCAAACATGGAAGCAGGCGAAAACACAGATGGTACAATTTTTGTACGTCACTTACTAGGTGGCGACTTTGAACTATCTGACAGCGAATACGAAAGTACTGTACTAAACGATGCAGGTTTAGCTACTTCATTAATCACTAACTGGTCAGAACTAGCTTACACACCATCAGCTAGCGAGCCACGTGCTAACCCAGCAGACGGCCGCTTATGGTATAACACTATTGTTGACGAAGTTGACATCATGGTACATGATGGTGAAGCTTGGACAGGTTATCGTAACTACTACCCAAACACCGACCCAGCAGGTCCGATTGTTGGTGCTAGCGAGCCAGAAACACAAAGCGATGGAACAGCACTAGTAGCTAACGACCTATGGTTAGACACAAGCGACATCGAAAACTATCCTTTAATCAAGCGTTATACAGCTAATGGTTCTTGGGTAACTGTTGATAACACAGACCAAACATCTGAAGATGGTATCTTATTTGCAGATGCACGTGATGCAGACGTAAACGGTTCCGGCGAAGAAGTTAGCAACGCTATTGTTGACATGTTAAACAGCGATTATGTTGATCCAGATGCTCCAGATCCAGCACTATATCCTAAGGAAATTTTGCTATTCAATCTACGTCGCAGTGGATACAACGTTAAAGAATACAAGGTAAACCACCTATCAGCGGCTAGCTATCCACAGGGCAACCCATGGACAGACGGCGACTTACCAGTTAGCCCAAATCGTTGGGTTAGCAAAGTTGGCGTAGATACAACTGGTGCTCCTTATATGGGTCGCAAGTCAGTACGTCGTACTATTGTTGTTGCAATGCAAGGCATGGTTAATAGCAGTGACTTACTACGTCAAGAGCAAAACGATTTCGATATCGTTGCTTGCCCAAGCTACATTGAACTATTAGACGAAATGGTTGTTCTAAACACAGATCGTAAGAATACAGCGTTTATTCTTGTTGATCCTCCATTCCGTTTAGCACCAAGTGCAAGTTCATTAAAAGCATGGATGACAAACAGCAACCTAGCACCTACAAATAGTGAGCAAGGTCTAGCAACTCTAAATGAGTATGCCGCAGTTTACTATCCAAATGCTTTTGCTAGCGAACTAACAGGCCTAGATGTGGCAGTTCCTGCAAGTCACGTAATGCTACGTACTATTGCATTGAACGACCAGGTTGCTTATCCTTGGTTTGCTCCAGCTGGCTTACGTCGTGGTGTTGTTAACAACGCTACTAGCGTAGGTTACATCAAGGACGGCGAGTTTGTTCCTGTACCACTAGGCCAGGGCGTTCGTGACATTATGTACGAAAACCGCTTAAACCCAATCGTTATCCAGCCAACAGGCGGTGTTGTAGTATTCGGTCAGAAGACATTGAACATTACATCCAGCGCAATGGATCGTGTAAACGTTGCTCGACTAGTTGTTTATATTCGTCGTCAACTAGATCGTTTAGTCAAGCCATACTTGTTTGAACCTAACGATCAACAAACACGTAACGAAGTTAAGAAGCAGGTAGAAAGCTTCTTTAGCGAGTTAGTTAGCTTACGAGGCTTATACGACTTCTTAGTTGTTTGCGATGACAGCAACAACACACCAGAGCGTATCGATCGTAATGAATTGTATGTAGATATTGCAATCAAGCCAGTCAAGGCAATTGAATTCATCTATATCCCAATTCGTATTAAGAACACAGGCGAATCACTAGCTTAAATTAATTGGGGGGTCTAAACCACCCCCCAGTTAATAATTAAGACTGATACTAAATATGAATGTAATAACCCAAATGGGGAGAGATAGATGAGTATTACAACTTTAACAAAATTTACAGTACCTATTGCTAGCGATTCAAGCGCCAGCGCCCAAGGTATGCTGATGCCAAAACTAAAGTACCGCTTCCGTGTTACTTTAGACGGTTTTGGTATTAAAACAGCGAGCACAGAACTAACAAAACAAGTTGTTAGCGTAACAAGACCTAACCTAACCTGGGAAAACATCCAACTAGATGTTTACAACAGCAAGGTTAACTTGGCAGGCCGCCACACATGGGCTGACGTCTCACTAGTAGTACGTGACGAAAACACAGGTGGTGTATCCAAGGTTATCGGTGAACAGATTCAGAAGCAGTTGGACTTCTTTGAGCAAGCAAGTGCTTCAACTGGTGCAAACTACAAGTTCATTACTCGTATTGAAATGCTAGACGGCGGTAACGGCACATACGCCCCAACAACATTAGAAACTTGGGAAATGTATGGTTGCTACCTAGCTGGTGCAGATTACGGTAACATGGCTTACGGTGAAAACGCTGCCGCAGAAATTACACTAACTATCAAGTACGACAATGCTCTACAGCTTGCTGGTCCTGGTGGTAGTGCTGCCGCAAGTGGTGTAGGCACAACAAGCGATCAGGCACGTGGTCCTGGTTCAGCTACAGGCTAATCTTTAAAACTCTCCGCAACTATAAAAGGCGACTACATTCATTTGTAGTCGCTTTTTTTATGGCTATAAATACTGTATAGGAGATACCATGGGTATTAGTAGTTTTGTAAAAGATATTGCCAAAGGCACTGTTAACAATTTGTTAGGCGGTGGACCCAATGGTGCAGGTGATTCAAACCCTAAAGGATTGAAGTCAGGCATTGTACAAGATTGGACCCATGCTACTAAGGTGTTTGTCGGCGGGGACATGATTCGTGCCCCTAAGTACAAAGGTTTATTTCATGTTAATTTTATTATCAATGAAGACGCATTCAAAGCAGGCTTAGATCCACTTAAAGGTCAGGTTAGAGATACACTAAGTGTACTAACTAAAAGTATTGAACTACCTAAGTTCAATATGGAATATAGTTCGCTTAATCAATACAATCACGCTAGCTACAACTATAAGAAAATTAAGTACGACCCGGTAACAGTAACATTCCATGATGACATGTCTGACATTGTTACTACATTCTGGTACTTCTACTATGCTTATTATTTTGCAGATGGTAGCAAAACATATGATGCTAGAGCAGCCGGGGATAATGGCAAGGGCGGGGGACTATTTGCAGGATTAGTAAACAAAGCTACAAAAGCAATATCAAGTGCAATTACCGGCGGCCTTAAAAAATTACTTGGTAAAAAAGACTCCAATGGTAATAAGACAGAAGGTACACCTACGGCTGAAGAAGCCCCGGATGCTTATGAAGCATTTAGAAAATATGCTAATGGTATTGTATACGGTGATAAAGGCGAAAAGAAAATTGAAAAACTGCATTATAGTTGGGGACTCAA